TTCTTGGGATTGGTTCTCCACATACCATACCAAAGACGATCAATACTCTTGTCGCCCTTGACCGTCAAATACTTCAAAGTATAACGAGCATTATTTTCATCTTTCATACTTAACGATCTACCCTGCGCACCAACCACAACACCATGACTGTTGAAGAATGGTATAACCAATCTCTCTTCTTTTCCAACAGGTAAGCAGTCTGGATCTAGTTGACTCATAAACGAACCGAAATCATCTGTATAGTACAGATATTTCCAGTATTGCTTGGGTATTATTCTTATGTTAGCAAACTTCACTGCTGGATGCGTATCGTGAAGATCGTTTATGCATGTCAAGGAATCTAATATAGAATCCTTCGGGGTAAACTTTGGTTTCGAATCTTTAAATCTGAACAACTCGTCTTCCTTTGGTTTTTTATAATTGGCGTACCCACCATCACCAGATCTGTATCTCTCCAGCGAATACTCTTTCATTAAAGTTGGGTCAACTTCCTTTAAGAAATTATATAGGGTGCTACCATAGTTGCAGTTGTGACATTTATAATAATATCCACCCTTTTTCTCATAAAAATAACCACGGGCTTTTACGCTGTTCTTCTTGGAGTCACCGCAAATAGGACATCTGCAATTTGCAAGATTTTGTTTCTTCCAAGCAAATCTATCCAGTCTTGCAGAAACAATGTTTATATATTTTTTATCGATAAAGTAACTCATGTGAATGACCACTCTTTGAATTTCTCGTTACCCTTTCCAAACTTTTCGTTGAAAGTCTTAGGACCAAAACCATTTCCATGATCCTCTTTATCAACTTGATTGGATTGACTAAGACCAGTTTGCTCACTCCGTTCTACATTGAACAATTTCATCTTAGCCCTGTTCATACCGACAATAAACTTCTTGTTACTGAAAGCATCATTATATCTGTTCTTCAACTGTTTTACAAGTATTTGTCCCAACTCTTCTAGTTCTTCTGTGGAAATCAAAGCAAACATGAAGTCTGCTGTTGCTGGTAGACCGAAAGATTCGGATGTATCCTCCAGACTGACATCAGTGTTTGAATATCCAGAACGGTTTGTTTGTGTCGCAGAGAACACCGGAACATTATGTTCCACTGCAAGACCACGAAGTTCTTCTGCGATTGCCTTGATATAAAGATAACTATTCTGGTTTGCTGCACCCTTCAGTCTGGTCGATGCACAAATATTGAGATAGTCAATAAAGATAACATCAGGTACAAATTTCTTCTTGAGTTTGAGTTCCTTCAACAAAGCCTTGAAGTGGTTTGCATTCGCAGTTGCTGTTGGATATTCCTTGACAATCAACTTACCTTGAATCTTCTGTTCAAGATTTGAAATCTTTTGTGCATACATTGACTTTGGTAAGTCGTGAAGATCATCCATAGTGATGTCGAGTAAGTTTGCGTCAATTCTCTCTGCAATTCTTTCCTCTGCCATCTCACATGTTATGTACAGGACATTTAGATTTTGACTAAGACAGTTCGCTGCGTGATGACACAAGAACAAAGACTTACCAACACCAGTTCCCGCCATAACAATGTTCAAAGTTTTGGGTGGAGTACCACCAGCAGTTATGTTGTTAAAGAAATCCAAGTCGAATGCGATCTTCTTTTCCTTGCGATGATAAAAATCAAATCTGTCCTCGGCATCTCCAAGGTAATCATGACCAATGTTCACATCAAAACATACTGAAAGTGCCTCGGACAAAATTTCTGGTAGAACATTTACCGTCTTGTCCTTTTCTTTTCCTTCAATAATATGAATTGATTCTAGAATAGCATTATGAATAGCACGGTCTTTGCAGAATTCTTCTGTTGCTTCTACCAACCAGTCATCGTTGACATCTCTTTCCACATACAACTGGTCAATCAGTGATATGGAATTCTTGTATTCCTCTTCGGTGAGGTTACTCTGTTCCTCATACAACACACTCATCGCCTCTTTCGAAGGAAGTGCGTTATACTTGGCTACGAAAGACTGAATGTTTGAAAACATCTCCTTCGTTTCGCGTGTGCGAAAGTATTCTCCCTTGATAAAGGGAATGACTCGTCTTGAATAATCTTCATTCGTTACAAGGCAACCAAGAATTATAGATTCAATATTATCCATTATCGGCTCGTTCTAGTTCCATTCCTTTTTTCAGTTCTTCTATTTGATTAATCAGATCTTCCTCTGTCCCCTGTAGATTATACTCACTAAGATCTATATTGCTAGTGATAGGTGAAAGATAATTCTCGGCAATGTCCAATACCAACGCCCCAAAGAAATCATAGAATTCCTCATCCTCTTCGACATTATTAGGATTCTCAATAATCTCGTAGGAGAATTTTATATTATCATTACTTTCCTCGCCGGGAAAAAACATGACATCACCGTATCGAATTACAAGATCAGAGTACCTACCCTTGGTCATTTTTATCTGAACATCACCATCTTCGTTTTTCACAAACTCTAAAATATCTTCAAGATTTTCCATACATAAACTCCTTCTTACATGTTTCATCAATCTTCTCAAGTAACTCCTCGGTGAAATAACTTTCTGGATCACTCATTACCGCCTTTTCATATACCTTCTTTCCATCTGGGAATTCAAATCTATTTGCAACTCTCTTTACAGCACCACACTTTTCTGCCATCTGTAGTAGACCATAATGTCTACTAAGACCCTCGTCATATCTAAGACGAACATCGACCGTCTGATTTTCCTTCGTGAGTCTGCTCTTGTGAGTCTTGCAGTGAATGATGTTTCCAATGATATCTGTACCTTCCTTTTCCTTCTTCTTTGAAAGGTAAATGATGGTCGAAGCGGCATACTTTAATCCAGAACCCCCACCCATCTCCTTCATGGGGAAATATGAACCAACGACATCGTATGTGTGGTTAGTCATAATCAGGGGAATGTGCGCCTTACCCAATTTCAAAGTAAGAACACGGAAGGTAGATTTAACAACCTGTGCCCGTGTCATGTCACGGACATTCTTTCCTTCAGCCGTATCATTCATTTCTTTTTCAGTTGACAACATACCAAGAGAATCCAACACCATAATCATAGGTTTTCGTTCACTCTCAGGTGTTTCTAGATATTCATCAACAATTGCTATTGCCTGTCTTCGGAATTCCTCAACAGTAGCCACAGGCATAATAGCAATCCTAGATGGATCCATGTCTCTTCCATGTATCATCTCGCTTGTAACTGCTTGTTCTGTGTCGAAGTAAATAACTACCCCGTCATTATTATTTAGTAGGAATTCCTGACAAATTCCCAAAGTAAAGTAAGTTTTTCCTGTCGCACTTTCACCGGCGATGGCAAGAATTTTATTATCAGGCACACCACCATGAATACTACCGGAGACTAATGCATTAAACATATAGGAACCAGTATCAATGTAACCGGTAACATCACTCCCATCAATACCGTCAGACACAACAGAAGCGTAATCGTTTCCGGTCTTCTTTAAAATTTTACCCAAGAACTCGCTCATGGCTACCAATCTCCTTTAATGCTTTGTCTATATTATCGCATCTTTCGAACAATGCGTCAAGATCTCTTGTAGAAGAATCCTTACTATTCATGCATTCATCAATATGTGATTTGAGAACCCTTCTTGTGAGAGAAAGTTCTTCTATCACGATATCCTTTATTTCTCTGTTCATACAAACATTCCTTCCAATGAAGCCTGCTCTTCGTGTTTCCAACCTATCTTCTCTAGTATTGTCTTCAAAGGCTCCAAAAATGATTTTGAAAATTGTGTGTCATAGTCAATGTAATCCTCAAGACCGAATTCTTTCGGTAATGAGTTAGGGAATGCTATGACTTGATCTGTTCCCCTAACGCCACCCATTGGATTTGGTTTCTTAAGGTGGAGAAATTTAATTTTGTCACCGTCAATAATCTCCCTGTGCCTTCTCGTAAGTTTTAACTTCTTAATATAATAGTTATAGAGAAGAGAACCCTTCACTGCAATGGGAGTTGCTTTCTGATATATCATGTTACTGTCATAATACTTTTCCACATTACTTACCCCACGGGGAAAAGCAATGTCCTCGGGAACCATTTTGTTAAACTTGTCTTTGAAGTCCTTAACAAAATCCATTATGGTTTGCTCATCAGTAGTCAGTATCAGGTGAATCGCTTCCTTCAATGAATCCCGAACTACCTGTGGCGTTGAACTTCTTGTAGTTTCAACACCCATGATCTTCATCTTAGGTGTCTCATACCTCACACCTTCTGAGTCATGCACAAGAAGCATATATCTTTTCTTAGCAGTCCATACTGCCTTCTCTGCAATAACCTCTCTCTCCATCACCATCTTGTTTTGATAAGCGTTCATCTTATCAGCAAGTTTATCATACTTACCTTTGATGAAGGGAAGAATTATTTCTGCTGATGCTTTGTTGAGGAATTCGACCACCTCCTGCTTGGTCTTAGTGGGAACCACTTTGTCCACAAGATTCCCAAGACGCAGATAGACAGAATCTGTATCACTAGCGACAACATAATCATAATCCTTTGTACCAATTGTTTCGTTCAAAAATTCATTCAACGCTTCTTCGATCCACCGAATAGTCAACTGTCCCGATAGAGTAATCGCTTCTGCCATGTCCGTGGAGTAGTACCTAAAGTATTGATTGCCCAACGCACCATAAGCAGAGTTTAGTTGAATCTTTCTGACTAATTGAAAATTATTATATTTTGCAATCTCAAAGTCCAACTCAGAATTGTCTGGGTCTGTTTCCTTCTGCTTTTGACATTCAATCATCTTCTTCTTGTACATCTTTCGATCAGCGTACATTTTTTCCATGAGTTCTGGAAGAAACCCCTGAAACTCTTTTGTAAAACACACGCCGTTGGCTGCAATACAAAGATCTTTTTCCTTTGCTTCTTCAATGTGTTCTATCTCTTCCACATGAAGAATATCATCCACTCCAACAAAACCTCTAGTGCTTCCATAACCCTCTCTCACAATAGTCTCTGGAGATATATTGTATTGCATAATCAAGTGAGGATACAGGGAGTTCAAGTCAAAACTAACAACCCAATCATGCATACCCACAATAGGATCTTTCACATACGCACCAGCATATTGCTTATGCTTCTTTCCCAGTTTCTTTGGGGGAATGACAATATTTCTAGAAGTTAGATAATGATAGATGATGGCATCCCATGTCCGTGTCTGTGAAAAGACATCGTTATAGTTTACCTTTGCAGAATAGGAAAGAGCCACTGCTAGTTCAATAAGTTTTAGTTTAGCCTCCAACCTCTCAACAAGAATAACATCGAGGTAGTTGTATTCCATAAACTTAGCAAAGTCTTTCTTATAGAATTCTGCAATGCTGTCAAACTCACCATAGTCTAATTTTCTCTCACCAAGTTCAACATGGGCGATATGATCGAGTCGGTATGATTCCTGATTCTTGTATGTAAATGTTTGATATAATTCATAATAATCTAGAATAGAAATACCCACCATCTCATACGCGACTCGATCAACGCCCTGTTTGTTAATCTTTCTGTCCTTGACAAAATTCCAAGGGGACATCTTCTTTGCTTGAGACATACCAAACAACTTCTTTGTTCGGTTTATGATATAGGGAATATCAAAGAATCTAACATTCCAACCAGTGACAATATCAGGATCGATGCTTCTCCATAGTTCTATGAAGTCTTTGATAAGTTCTTCTTCCGAAGTGTAACATAAGTTTTCCACATTTGGTTTATCGATATGAAAGTCACCAAGACCAAAGCAGTAAACATTGTCCCCCGCTTTCATTGTGATTGCATTGATCTGTTCCTCTGGATCATCGATATTCGGAAACCCATTCTCACATGTGGTTTCAATATCAATATAAACAACTGTCAAGTCCTCAAATCTATACGGGACATGCTCATCGGGATACCACTCTCCGATAAACTGATAGACATATTCAGTAGATCCTAGAATTCTAAAATTATCTACACCCTCGTATCTCTTTACGAAGTCACGACACTCCCGAATACCACCCGGCTGAATTGGCTTTACCTTCTCACCAAACAGCGTTCGGTACTTGGACTCTTCCTCTGTCTCCAGAAAAAGAGTTGGTCTGTAGGGAATGGACTTCTGAATTCTTTTACCATTCTCATAACCACGAAACAAAATGTTGTCACCAGTCAATGCTACATTACTGTAGAATTCACGCGAAGAAGTTTTCAAGTGCTGCCTCCTTTGAGAGTCTATCTTCTGACAGTTTAGCATATTCTGGGTTCAATTCAATACCAATATAGTTTCTATTATTTTGACATGCGACAACACCCGTAGTTGCTGCACCGCTGAATGGGTCAATCACTGTACCACCAACAGGACATCCAGCGAGAACACACGGTTCAATTAATTCTGGTGGATAAGTTGCAAAGTGCGCGCCGGGATATGACTTGACAGGAACACTCCATACATCTCTTTTGTTTGCTTTGGTGTATTCCTTATCAAAACCAGAATGTGCCTGAAGTCCTGAACCATCTTCCCAATCTTGGGTTGTTCTTTTGTGTGGAGTTTTTCTGGAGGATGTCGTTGTACTATCTGTCTTAATAGACTCTGCATCGTAATAATACTTTTCATTTTTACTCAGCAAGAAGATATGCTCATGCGCACGGGTCGGTCTATCTTTCACACTCTCTGGCATTGGGTTTGGTTTATGCCAGATGATTTCACTACGAAGATACCAACCATCTGCTTGCAAGGCAAATGCAACTCTCCAAGGAATACCAATCAAATCTTTTTGCTTTATTGTTGGATGAGAATTTAACTTGGGTGTTTCCAAGTCACCGTATTTAATATCATCGTTCTTGGTTGCAGCAACTCCAGCAGGAGGAACAACTTTACCCCTATTTCCACGGGAGTATGTGTCGCCAATATTTAACCAGAGAGTTCCATCATCACGAAGGACTCTCTTTACACCACGAAAAACCTCAACCAAATTCTCTACGAATTCTTCCGGTGTTTCTTCTTGACCAATTTGTTCGTCGTTCTGATAATTTCTCAGAGCAAAATATGGAGGGGAAGTAACACAGCAATGAATAGAATTCTCAGGAAGTTCATTTAGTTTTTCAAGACTATTTCCTACTACTATTTCCCAAGTCATTTTTATCTTTCAAATAACCACTAAACAGAACCATGTAATTAATAATGTCAAGCACTGCATCTTCATAGGACTCATTATCTACTTTCAGTTCTCCAGCAGAACAAAATGTAGAAAGTCTAGACACCTTATCCACTACTCGAACCAAGAATCCCTGTTCAGTAGAGCAGACACCCATAGCCTCAGTTCTCTCAAAGTTTGCAAAGGGCTGATCGCCTTCTTTTCCTGCATAATCATGATTCTTCTTTTTCATGATGTCAACAGCAAGACCGCATAGATGAGCGTGATGTTCTAGGAGTTCTTCTCTATTCATTTCTTGGCAACTTTCTTGAACGGCTTTCTTGTCTTTCTAGACTTTGCGGTTACCTTTTTCTTTTGGACTGACTCTCCTGAATCATTAAGAAAAATTCTTCCCCAACCCTCAATCGCACTATCGATAAGATGACCAATATAAGTTTCTTCTAACCAGTGTTGTTTTGTTTTCATTTTGTAACTCCAGTACTTCCAAAGCCACCAACTCTACTGGTGCTTCGTTCAGGTTGTATTATAGTCTCTCCAAAGGAATAATCAAGTGTTTTTATTAACTCACCTTGAGCAATTCTCTCCTTGTGCCTGATACGAATTTCATCAGCACTAGCGTTATAAAACATAACAAAAGTTTGATGATAATAATCAGAATCAATCACGCCCTCTGAATTACCAAGCATCAATCCCTGCTTGAGAGATACACTGGAACGAGGATGGATTCTAACAGAATGACCCTCTGGTATATCAAAAATTAATCCTGTTGGAACAAGAATTCGTTCTCCGGGAAAAACCGAAACGCCAATGTAAAATCCTTCGTTGCCTTTCCCTGCCCACTGACAAACTTCTCTCTCCTCCTTTTTGTTATCCATAGTGTAGATAACTGTGGTAGGCTTAGGTTTGCCATGAATAAAATCACCCTCAACCGCCAAGTATGAATAAATGTCGAAGCACGCAGAGCCTTCTGTTGCGAACTCTGGTGCTTCGACATCCTCATACATTTTAAAGTATGATAATTTACTCATTCTACGGTGCTGATGAAGTCGTAGACTGAAGCGGCATGGTCAAAAACTTCCTCCATAGTGTGAAGTTCGGGCATGTCGCCCTTTCTACCCGTTTGTGTCCACATCTGAAAACGATGCATGGACTCCTGCTGCTTAATCTGAAGACTCATCTCAAAGCAACGCAGACGAAGACTCTTCTCGTTCAAATCTGCCATCACATCAGTCTCAGTAGTCGTTGTAGCCATAAACAATCACTCCTTATAAAAAATTGTTTTCAAATATTATATAGCGTCAAATACCAATGTCAATATCAACTTACGGAAATTCTTTCAACTAATCCACTATGTCCGTATGCGCCAATGTCTTTTCTATTAGTCGCAGTTAAACCAGTGGGAGTAGCAAACCCAAGAGCAGCCCTGCATTCGGCTCCTCCCCCACTGACTCCGTTTAGTCTGTAATCAGCGTTGGTTTTATCTACAAATGGATCTGCACTTAATTGAATATTTCCATATGAAGCAACTGTGGTTCCCCACCCAGTTATACCGTGGTTGTCAGTAGTCATATTTCCAGTTGCATTAAAACAGATAGAAGGACCGACAGTCGAATCAGTCTCATCATTTTTAATACCATCGGTGCTTCCGTCGCCATAAATTACATTTCCTCGAATGATGAACATGGTCCCTTCACCCGCATCTAAGTTTTCAAGTACTTTAATTCCTACGACACTGGCATGAATGGTGTTATTCAGAATTGCAACTTCCCCAGTTTGAGAAGTACCGCTCTGCATGTCTAGTTGTATTCCCCTTTCCATTGCTTGGTTGGGAGCGTCATAAAAAAGACAACCCTCGATGATAACACCATGAAAATATGGTCTAAGATCTATGCCTTGTTTGCCCCTGATTATGCAGCCGCACACTAGCAAACCATCAAACGAATTAAGATCGATGACACCCCTTTGGTTAGTTGTAATATTACCATCACAAATAATTTCCGAGTCGGTTACTACACATGCGGTGTTGACTCTCAGAGCCGTATAATTTCCGGTGTGGGTATTGTATAATCTACAATTGTGTATTACTACTTTTTCGGAGTCACTATCTACTCGAACCACACCAGAACTGGTTGCCCTACTGTCTTCTACATCAATATTTTTTAGGACAACATAATCACCATCAATTTCAAAAGAATGACCATATTCAAATCTTCCATTATCACCCGGCGTTGTCTCATACCCTTCTATAGTGATTGTTGCTGATTTGGTGCCGTTGTTACTGATGGTAATAAGACCATCATCGTGTCTACTAGATGCCTTTTTTACATATAAAATATCACCCGCTACAGTAGCGGCTACCGCTGTGCTAAAATCCTGATAGGCGTTTGCTTCAGAAGTACCATCATTATCACCACTTGCTAAATCAACATTACAATATCTTGTTGCCATTAAGGTCTAGCCTCCATAGTTACCACCATACAGAAATTGGTGTGATTCCCCGCATTTGCCGTAACATCCACCACCAAAAAGTTAACGCCGTTCGAACCACCAACATTGGGATTATCTACATTGGCTTCTATTGTAGTTACAGAGTATTCTCCGCCCAATGGAATTGTAACCGTTTCGATTGTACTAGCGATTGTTGGTGATGCTGCATCAAGTTCAGTAGTTCTAAAAATACCTTTTAATGCTACTGATAGAGAATCGCCCGAACCAGCAGGAGATACATCATCCGAACGAAGAGTGATCTCTGTCACTGCCATCTTAGCCATAGGGACTTGATAAAGTGCTTTATATCTAACACCAGTCGCAAGAGGAATGTCTGAGTCAACAACGAAGTTTGCCGACATCTTTAGAGATTCAAATTCAAGATCACCATCATTGGCAATCATCAGAATATCACCAGTTGCACCCGCACCAGTGGGTAAATTGTAATTATCGTTTATAAGCAACGCACCGGTTTTCAGGGCATTTAAATCAGAAGTACCAGCAGTTGTATTAATTGCACCGGCAAATGTAGCACCCGCATCAGCAGAAATACCTGTTCTAATGTTTAAATCTGTTGCATCTCCTGAAAACAAAACATTACCACCTGCTGCCATCGTAATACCATCGGGCGTAAAATCTAAATATGTGTTAGTATCGCCTTTATGCCTAAGTTTTCCTTCAATCTCTACGATGGGGGTGTTCAGTTCAATTTCGTTGTCTGCATTCAAGGCAATCAGTGAATGCGAGTCCCTGATAAAGATATCAGTTTCATTGCCTGCACCTTCGCTGTCGCCAATATAAACATTCAGGCCGCTATTTGCGTCAAAAATAGATTGTCCAGAAGAATTTCGAATATGGTGGTTGCCAGCGAAACCCAAATCTCCATCAAATGTAGCACCCGAATCTGCTGAAATGCCTCCCTTAAAGTTTACAGAGCCAGCAAATGTAGCACCGGCATCTGCCGACAACCCACCTATTAATTTTACAAGACCAGCAAAGGTTGCGCCAGATCCAGCAGATAATCCCCCAACTTGAACAAGAGAGTTTGTTATATCCACATTACCGGTTAGTCCGTTCCAAGCAGAAACGCCTTGTATGGCACCAGTAAGTCCATTGAAAGTAGCGACATAATCGTTAAAGACTACTGCTCCAGTTGAACCATTCCAAGCAGAAACGCCTTGTATGTCACCAGTGAGTCCGTTGAAACTACCGACACCGAAAACATCACCAGACAAACCATTGAAAGTGGCAACACCAACTTGGTCAGCAACTGCTAAAAGATCCACTACAGTTACATTATCATGACTCAATGCATATAATTTATTATCTGCATAGTTAATAGCAAGTTCACCCTGCACCAAGTCGTCAGGACCGGGAACAGAGCCAGTAGTACCAGATCTTTTTAGTTTAATGGTTGACATATTAGTTTCTCACAAATTTAGTCGTATATGTTCTATCTTTCTTGATGGTTAGCGATACAACCATTCTAGAGTCATCTGTTGCATAATATTTCTTGTCTGTAATCTTAAATTGATCTTTGGTTATCTTTACTTTCATCTCGTACTCTCTCGATCACATTCTATTCTTCCCTGCAATACTCTATCTACTGTTGCGCCCTTCACAAGTTCTACATCATAGAAGTTCTTACCATATGGAATATAAGAAGTAGTGACCGCATCCAGTTCTACTCTGACACCCCCAGTGAGAACAGAACCCGTGACGGAAGAATTCATAGAGAAACCACCGGTTCCGGCAGTGGTTACTCCAGAGGGTCCAGAATAACTGACACCCGCATTTAAAATTTTAACTATCTGTGTATCTGTCAAGGGAGATCTACGAATTTGCATCTGTCCTGTATATCCACTTAAATCAACAGCGGCTCCAGTGCTTCCGATGTATTGAAAATGGAAAACAAAGGTTGACCCCTGATCTAAATCAATATTGTAATTAGCAGCCATTAGAACTCCTTTTTATATTATTTATCTAGATTTATTTTTCTTTCTTTTCTTAAAGGTCTTCGCAGGAGTATTTTTAGCGTTCTTCTGTTCTTCTAATTTCTTTTTTTGTTCTTTTTCGTACTGCTTGACCCTCATCTGGTGAGCCTGCTGTTCTTTTTGCAGTTCTACCATTTTACTTTTATAGTGTTCATAATTGCTCTTTATTCTTGTCATCTCATCTGCTGGAATATTCTTATTAGTCATTAGTCTCTTGGAGGCTTCAAACCCTTCATTAAATCTATGCACATAAAATGCAGTTGAAGCCATCTCATCCAAAGCCTTCCAATCATATACATCAGAACCAATGAACAGAATGTCTTGATGGGGGTATGGCATCTCCACTGCCATTCTAGCGTATAGATATGCCAGTCTAGGTTTGCCTGCTGAACGATATAGTCTTGCCAATTCATATAGAGGTTCTGCTCTGATAGGTCTAAACTCCCATGCCGTTAAGAATGCTGCATGAATCATCCACCATTCCTTTTCCTGCAACACAGAAAGAATACCAATTCTGAACAGAGAGTAAAATACTTCCTCTTCCCAACCCCTCATCTCAACTCTCTTTTGATATGCTTCCTCTGCCTTCTCCCATTGTTGAGAATCAAAATAAGATTGCGCTAAGTAAAACTGATACCTAGAATTCTCTGGATCATAATTAGGATCGTCTTCATTATTCAAAGCACTGTATAGTACTTCTGCATCTTTTGTGTACTTCTCAACTTGGGTGACATTTAAGTTTCTTGCACCTTGCGTTCTTGCTTCTACAAAGTAATTTCCTTCTAGTCTTACCTGATGCATGTTCTCGCAACCTTCACAATCGGCATATTCGTGGAGGACTCCAACATATCTCCAAGGTCTAGAGAGTTTAAATAGTTGGTTCCTATACCATGTGAATTCTGGTCTACCAATCTTCAATGAGTATGCGTCTGCATCCATAGGTTCTGGATAATTGAATTCACCATTAATTCTATCGTCTGCGTCAATTACCCAAGCATAATCTGCTCCACTCTTTCTAGCATTTTCAAACGCTTCCGTTCTAGATGCACCGAAGCCTTTCCAGTCAGAAAGGTAAACTTCTCCCGGTACACCGTGCTTGTCCATGATCTCTTTGATCTTTTCTGGTGTGCCGTCAGTAGAACCGGTATCTGTTATATCATACCTATCAACATATGGAGCCATAGATTCAAGACACTCATGAATAATATGAGTCTCATCCTTAACGATCATGCATAAGGTAACTGTAGTTCCATCAGGTCTTTTCATAATAACTCCATAATTTTTTCTGTAGCACTTCCATCTCCAAATGGACATGGTTCACTTACTATATAGTCGCTGTCTACTATCCTACAAATGTTAAACAGACCAGAAGGTCTTTTACATAAAACTGAGTGGGCAACCAAAGCCTCACTTCTCTCAGTAGTCTCTCTACAAACAATTATTTTTTTACCTAAAAACGATCCCTCTTCTTGCAGACCACCGCTATCTGTAATAATAAACTTACAGTGAGCCAATCTCTGCATCATCTCATCATGACTAAGTGGATCTATGACATTTATATTCTTCACATTCTCCAGAGCCTTCTTAACATTAGGATTTGGATGACGAATAACAGTAACATTCAAACCCAAACTAGGTAGAAGTTCAAATTCTTTGACCCACTCAGACATGAGATCATGATTTTCTCTTCGGTGCATGGTAATCAAAACTTCATCTCCGTATGATGTTTCCAAACCAACTAGATTGTCCAGCACCGTGTTACCGACCACCTCAATTTTTCCAGAAACTATTTCTCGAATAAGCCTATTCTTTGCCAATGTTGTTGGACAAAGATGCAAAGATGCTATTCGAGATATAATCTGTCTATATGCTTCTTCTGGATATGGGTGTTGTAAATTATATGTCCTAAGACCGGCTTCCAAATGGACCACTGGACAATTATGATTAAAGGCAGACAGTGCAACGGCGGCAGCACTTGCTGTATCCCCCTGAACAAGCACCTTTGTATAAGGAGAGAAGTCTATAGAATCCATTATAGATTTAAAAACAGAATCTAGTCTGTTCTTTCCTTCCTCAATATCAATAATAAAATCATGTGTGTTACCACTAATCAAATCTTTGTGTTGTCCTGTAAACAACACATGATATGGTCTACCTTCATCAGAAAGAGCCTCGATAAGAGGCTTTATCTTAATCCATTCAGGTCTTGTTCCATATGAAAATAAAATCATGGTGCCATGCTCAAAGCGTAAAAGAATTCATTTGCGTTTAGTGCCTTATCATCAATGTAAATATCTGCTGCGTGCTTGACACCGGTTCTCAAAGTATGAAACTTGACTCCCCAGTTTTTCAACTGCTTCTTAGTTGAAGCGTGCCAATCAATACCGCTCACATTTCCTCTAGCAGTTTCTATAATGATAGTATGTCCAGCATCATACAAACTATTGACAAGAGCAATTCTCTCTTCGATTGGCTTTGCCTTCATGTATTGAAACTTGTCCTTACTTGGTCCCTCTACCATACCATCGACTTCAAGCGTGCATAGAGTACCATCCAGATCAAAACAGTAAATCATACACAAACCTTTCTCAAAGATTTTCTCTTCGACATCTCACATTTTGCCACTTTTCTTTTTCCATATTCACCCATAGACTTTTCAATATCCCTAATACCCTTCACCAACTTCATCAATCCTATTGGTTCAACCGATGCAAGTTGATCGGATCCCCACATGGTCCTGTCTAATGTGATATGTCTCTCCACCCAAGTTGCTCCCATTGCAACAGCAGAGAATGTAGGGACCAATCCATATTCATGACCACTATAACCAATCTCTGCGTGGGGATACTTGTTAGCAAGCCATTCAATATATTTTAGATTCAATTCCTCTACGGGTGACGGATAGGCAGAGTTAGTATGAAAAATTAGATCTGGCTTGCAAAGAGAAACAGCGGCTTCTATTTCTCGCTCATCACTCATGCCAGTTGAGATCATCAGGTAGTCACTGTTTTTTCTTGCGTACTTAATGAGTGTATCATCGGTTATCAATGCAGAAGGAATCTTCATCATTGCACCATAGTTAGACATAAAATCTACAGAGTCTTTGTCCCACACAGAAGCAAAGAATCCTATACCCTTTTCAGAAGCGTAGTGATACAACTCATCATATTCATCATGACCAAATTCCAGTTTATACTTATAGTCCAAGTAGGTCATTTCTCCCCAAGGTGTTTTTCTCATCACACTCTTTTGATCTTCTGGGACACAGACATCTGGATTTCTTTTTTGCATCTTCACATAATCACAACCAGCAATAGAAGCAACATCAATTAACTTCTTTGCAATATCAAGACTACCATTATGATTTATACCAATCTCGGCAATGACCTTAACCACTATGAGATTCCTTTCTAAACTTATCAAAATCTTTCATGTAGTCTACATCAAAAATCTTCTCATGTAAACGATAAAATACAGTACTATCACAATATAAATTGCTGTCCAGTTCACCTAGAACATTTGCTTTTGTTATAACAACATAGTGACATACCTCAAAACATTCAGGGTATTGCTGTCTCCGATATAAATCATGATCTATGATCTTTTTACCACGAAAACCATCCAAGTTTTCGAAACACAGGTATGGATGAGACTTCACTTCTTTTGAGCATAAGAGAGAACGAGCATTCTCCTTTTTATAAAAGTCGTATATCTCTTCTATCTCTTCCCATATTCTCTGTGGATAAGTTGGATAGAGAGTTATTATATCTCTTTCCGAGTCAATGTCAAATTTATCTACAACATCTGATATAACAGATCTCATTGAGGCTTCATCTGTTGAAAGATGTGACTCTCTTTCCAATACTTGAAAACCAAGGTCAGAAGCCTTAGCAAGAAGTTCCTCGTCGTCACTAGTGAGTATTACCTGATCCAAAAGTCTATGTGGTATCTGTGATGCTGTATAATCAAACAGATATCTGTTCTTGCCAGGAAATCCCTTAGACCCTTTACGAGCAGGAATAACTATAGAAACATTTTCCATGATTTTTGTCATTTTATTTTTTCCATTATTCTATTGAGAATAGTGGGAGTATGTTCTATGTACGCCCTATTTGTATTATCCATTGGAGATAAAACAATTTCTCCAATACCAAAAACATTTTCAATGTTTGTTTCATAATTAGAATTCGTTTTCAAGTATCTCATACCATTCACTGTTAATGTTTGTATATCACTATTATTTAAAAAATCATTATCCAAATCAAAACCTATGAGACACACACACACATCGTAGTGCATGATACTTCCTCTGAAGTCTATTTTGCCATGTCCCCCATCAATGACATCATCGGTGTTTAATATTTGAATATTTTTTTTATCTATCTTTTCATATTTTGATTTTATACTATCGTGCAATTTACTGCAAGGGTTTTCATATTTGTTCACCCAATATATTTTATTTTTAGAATGATTATGAAATATAAAATCAGCAGCACTATCCCCTGAACCAACGAGCAATATTTTTTTATCTTCAAATAAAGTTATACCTCTGGTGATATTGGAGAATGAATTAAATTTTTTAGGTATACCTCTTCCTGTTGCTAACACCACATTTTTACATTTATATTGTTTTACATTAGTTTCAACAAGAATAAAATCCTCTTGTTTTTTTACTCGTCTAACTTCTTGGTTATAATTCACACACCCTATAAAAGATTCCAATTTTTCTCTGAAGTGTTTTTTTAGAAATTCAACACTCATTTCTGATTTACCTATCCCGAACTTGTCACCTCTTGAAATAAAGATTAAATCATCAATCATATAGTTTTCCATGAATGATAAAGAAATATTACCCCTATCTAACAACAGGACATTTAAACCTTTTTTACCAAAATATTCTAGAGCGAGTATTCCATTTATTCCACACCCTATAATAACTACATCATATATTATATCATCTACCATTAGTTCTAATGTAGTGTTCTGGTACTGGTCTTTCATATTTTTTACTTTCTTTTCTTATTGCGAAACACATCAAGTTTGTATCACAAACAACCGGTCCCTGATAAGTAGATGTATTTGGACTAAATTGAAATGAATCCTGAGTTGCAGATTGTAAATAGTAATGATTAGTAGGACAGTTAGTCCAAGAATATCTACCGTTACTTTTTATCATGTAGCCCATTTCTTTAACTTCAAACCCATTTGCAGAATAGAATTCACCAAAAACACTTGGACTAAAAGCCCAAAAACTTCTACCGAAATGACCTACCAGATTAGACTGATGCCATATCTTACCATCATCCTTCAACATGTATAGCAAATTTTTCCATGCAGACGGCACATCAAATATACAAAACAAAGTTCCAGCATCAACTATCCAATCATATTTACCTTTGAATTCTGGACCCAATTCTTCTTGCAAATCTAACTTATGATCTGGTGTTCCGTTGATATCAAATGTTTCGACAGAATCAAATTTAAGTCTATCTCTAAACGCCTCTTTAGATCCTCCATTGAAAAAAAATGTACAATCTCCCAAAACAGCACATTTACCTCCTGTTGGATAATCTTTTCTGAGTCTATCCAAGACGACCATATCACCTTCACCTATTCCCATAATTTATTTAACTCCTCATATAAATTCATATCCATATATAAATTTTCATCACCTGTTCTCATTGCATAATAATCATTATAATGTTTATTGAAATCTACTGACTTGTATATCCTCATAGATTCTAATTTTGTTGAAACATCGTTTTCAAACTTCATTAAACAATCAACCCCGAACGGATTTTCTTGACATCTAAAAACACCATCCTTGATTTTTTCTGTTGAGATATTATTATTTTCAAATGTACTAAAAAATCCGAATGGAATATTGTTCTCTAAAGTAAACTTTCTAAAAAACTCATAAAGACGAATATGGTGTGGATGTTTTCTTTCATCTCCATCTGGGGAGTGTGTTATGAGTACATCATAATCCCCAATATCTTTCAGGCAAATATTAAAAGCAATATTTAGATTCTCATCTGTTTGATATTCATTTGCAGATGCTTCAAAGTTTTCATCAACAAATATCTTACATTTACTATATCCTTGATTTCTACAGGCTTCATAGAAATGTTTTTCTCTGTCCCAATCAGAGAATCCTGGAGTAACAGCAGACATGGTTCCTGGTTTCTCCATTGCTCCCCACAAACAAATAACTTTAACTTCTGCATTTGGTTTTTTACATAGTTCATGGAGAGTTGAACCCAACCAAATAACTTCATCGTCTGGGTGTGCCGTGACTAATAGAATTTTCAAACACATGTTTCTCTCCACTTCATAGTCCATTATTCCTCATGCTCTCCGTGTAGAAATAATTAGTCAATGTATATCTTGTTCCTTCCTCTATTGCAGATCCTCTGTGGATATTAGAAGTATCAACAAGAATTACATCACCCGCATTTCCGGTTAAAATTTTCAAATTTTCCCACTCTGGAGTTTCTCTTAGAACTTCCTCTGAATATCGAGTTTCCGAATCGTCACCGGGAACTTTAGCATATGTTTGAATGTTTCGGTGAGTCTTTCTGCTTCCCTCTAAGATAGCAAAGGGTCCACCTTCCTCACCGACATCATTCAAATATAGTAGTGCTTTAAATTGTCTGGCATGATTATCAACATGCCACCCGCCACCAGAATCAACGGATCCAATATTCTTTGAAACTATTCCCGCTTGACATCTTGTGTCTTCAGTGATGATTGTTGATCTAGAGTGTTTTCCGCACAATTCTGTAAACAATGGATTATTCATGAACGACCTCGCTTCTTCGCTGAAACGATCAAACATAGGACATCTACCATCGCCACCATCTCCTCTATCATATGGAACATTTTTCATTTGTTCTATGATGGTGTCGCAAAATTCTTTAGGATACATTCCCCGGATAATGTAATATCCAGATTCTTCCAGAGATGTTAAAATCTCATCAACATTTATATTATCAATTTCAATCATGGTATATCTCCTTTACATACCTGTATGCTGTATAAATTCATTCAAATAAGGAATTGTTAAATCTCCAGTTTCGTTGTGCGGTTCTTTCCAAGGAACCTTGTGGTTGTGTGCTGGCAATTCAAAATGAAGATTAGGAATATCTAACATCTCCCCATCATAATCTAAATTGTGTTTATTGTAAAGATCAACCAATTCTTTTTTGAACTTGTCAATAGTATTTTCACATAAACATATATCATGTATTGCCGTACAATCGGCAACTTTATTCAATTTGATTGCAGACAATAGAGATTCATGTGAATATGCATATGAATCGAACGCTATCGAATTTGTATTGTCTAGATAATCATCACTTCCACCCTCAACATATTTGTAGTAAACTATTCTACAACCACAACACAGAGCCTCATGAACAACTCTGCTTTCACCTTCCTTTTGCGTATAAAATGCAAATGCGTTTGACCACTGATAAAAAGGTGGCATTAAAGAATTGTCTGCTCCTTCATTTCCTGAAGTTTCTGGTCGCAACAGGGAGATAAATTTTCTCTCTTCTTCTGTAAAAATTTGTTTAATATAACTTTCCACATCCAGAAAATGATCTTTGTATTTATATTCATTGGGACTGATGGCACATATCAATAAAACATTACAAGGATTAGTATTAAATAGTATCTTAAGTTGATCTAAAAATGTTTTGATGTTCTTTACTGAATGCGGTTTATTTACCCAAAGAATATCCCAGTAGTAATCCTTTTCATTATTTCTAATGTCATCAAGAACACTGTTGGATATTTTCACTTTCGAAACCTTGTGCATTTGCTCTATAGAATATAACAGCGACTCTTTTGTTTTGTTTCTAATGTTATGGAATTCATTTGGTAAAAAATTCCTACTGTTCATGGGAATTATTTTATCTTTATCTGGGAAGTTATCAGGCAGTTGTTCTGGTGACGATAGATAAAAATCAAAACCTGTGATATTTTCAGACTTATGATGACAGCCCACATGACAACCGATTAGATATCTATCTCTGAATGGTGAGAAGTAAGGTAATAAATTGACTTCTTTATGATTCAATATCAATATACCCTTTACTGTCGGATTATTTTTTTTCAATAGTACAGCCATCAAACGCCTCACTCTTGTATAAAATTATTTGTTTTTCTGATGCATTTATAGTATCAATAACAAATTGTTTTTGTTTATCACCACCATGAGAATTATAAGACTCTTCCAACGCCAGTCCATTTGTGGTGTAATGAAAATTGTTCCACAAATAATGCAATGCAGGTTTCACCTCTTCCTTTGGGAAGTAATAAACCGGTAATCCCGGTTTCACAAAATCAAATCCAATCAAACAAATCTTATCATACTCTTCATTTTTTAAAAAATAATCGAACGCTTGAACACCACAAGAAGGCCAGAATCCATGTTTACTTTCATATTCCTTTTTGACATGTACTCCGTAATCTGAAAAATAATAAACTTCATGATCTGGTAAAAACAACCTATCTGGTGAAACTTCTTCATGGGCAATATTAAATACATGCGTGAGTCCAAGACTGTTTAGGAAATCTCTATTATAGGGAAAAGGATCACCCGCATTTAAAAAATGATAAGTTGCTCTATTCGAAATTAAATGTTGATATTTTTCCATCGGGGGAAAATTACAAATTGCTACATCATCAAAGGAATCAATTAATTCCTTGGTACTATGCTTTACACTGGGCCCCTTTCCAATTATAGCGACGGATTTACTCACACCAACATACTCCTGAATGACTTGGGCAGTATTGGATCATTTTCTTCCAACTCTTCTATTTGAAAATCAACACTACTATCGAATGGGTATTCTTTGTTCTCTATAGCATTCTCCAACAGTTCCTTGTTGGCGCAAAATCTGTACCGTGGAGAGTGATCGTATGTGTGTAGTTTATAAACCATTTCATCTGGAGTCATACACCAAGAAAAATGACAACCAACTTTTTCGGAAACAACATCACCCACATTTCTTAGATCACATGGATAATGGTTTCTAAATACTCCATACTTAGTTGCTATTGGAGAAACAAAATCCTTATCCTTCCAAAAATATGTCGGCTTGTAGAAAAACTGGTGTAGGTTTAATCTAACACAACTCTTTTTCTGCACCTCGGATAGTATATAATCATATGATTCCCCGTATATAATTTCATCAGCATCGACAGATACAATCACATCCTCATCATCAAAATCCAAGATAGTCATGAATACACTTCGCATCACTGGCACATTTACGGTAAGAATAGCATCCTCGTTGTCATAGGCTTCTACGGTATGCTCACTAATATCGCATGGTAGATATAAAACCTTATCCATCATTTCTTCTGGAAAACGATCCTTGTACTTATCAAAAATAAAGTCTCTTGGTTGACCGGTATGTGTTCT